TCCCAAAACTCACTAACTGAATGGAGGTGTTTCAATGGCTAGACCGCGTAAATTGAATGCTACAAAACAAGGTCATAGGACTAAAGAAGAATTAGAACAAGCAGAATTACAAGAAAATGGATTAGCAAAGTTTAATCAAATAGATGTTAAGAACGTACCTACCGATTTAACCAAAGAGGGTAAGAAAGAATGGAAACGTGTTGTTCCATTACTTGAACAATTACCGATTGCTGAACTAGATTACGACAGAATCAAACGATATTGTCAGTTAGTCGCATTAACTGATGAAGCATATCGTCACATTATGAAATATGGCAGTGTAAATGAAGATGGTACTAAACGAACACCTCAATATTTCAACTATATGGACGGTTTGAAAGAATTAAAATCAATCTGTGGGCAGTTAGGTATGACAATTGATTCCAGAATGAAACTTGTTGTTCCTACACCTAATGAGCAAAAACAATCTGTGTATGATCAATTTGGTGTTGATGACGATGACTAACGTTAAAATACCTAAAGCTTATGAAGAATACTTAAATATCCCCGATGAGTACAAAGATGACGCTTATAAATATTGCGTTATGGTACTTTCGGGGACTTTTGTTACTTGCAAAGATACGAGGTTAGCTTGTATTCGTCATTTAAAAGATATTAAACGGAGTATTGAAGATGATGACTTTAATTATGTATATAAACCGAAGCGTGCTAAGAAAGTAATCAAGTTTATTGAAGCTTTACCAGATACAAAAGGTAAGTTTCATAAATTAGCGATGTTTCAGAAGTTTATTATTTCAATGGTGCGTGGTTGGTTTGATGATAACGACTACTTAAGATTTAATAAAGCTTTTATCTCAATGGCTCGTAAGGGCGGTAAGTCACTTTTAGTCAGCGGTTTGGTACTGTATTCATTTTTATTCGACAGAGAACCAAGCGAAGGGAGACAAATCTTTTGTGCTGCGAATGATAAGAAACAAGCTAGTATTGTATTCAATATGGTTGCTAAACAATTGATGTATTTCGTCTCTCAAGTACCAGAACTTAAGAAAGACGTAAAGAAAGTACGTGAATTACTTCAACACAATAAAGATGGTTCGTATGTTATGCCTCTCTCTCGTGATACTGGAGCGGTAGACGGTTTCGAACCTTTCTTGGCAGTAATTGACGAGTATCATGCTGCAAAAACGAATGAAATGCTCGAGTTGATACAATCTGGACAAGGTAATTTACTACAAAGTTTAATTTTCATCATTTCCACAGCAGGGTTTAACTTAAATGCACCGATGTACACAGATGAGTGGCCATATGCTAAAGAAATTTTGACGGATAATTATCATGATGAACAATATTTCGCTATTATTTTCGAACAAGATAGTGAGGAAGAATGGCAAGATAAGTCAATGTGGGCAAAAAGCAATCCGTTAATCAATGAAAGCGATGATTTAAAGGAACAAATCGAAGATTTCTTGCAAAAACGAGTTGATGAAGCAACTCAAAAAGGTACCATGTTCAGAGTTTTAGTTAAAAATTTTAATTATTGGATGCAAGCAAGCGAAGAATCTTACTTAGATTTCAATGATTGGAAGAAAAACGAAACTGAATTCGATATTAAAGGTACAAAAGCTTATGTAGGACTTGATTTATCACGTGCTGACGACTTAACTGCCGTATCGTTTATACACTTAGATGAAGTTAACAAAGAATATTACGTTACTAGTCATTCATTTGTGGGCACAAAAGGCGGATTACAAGCAAAAATTGAACGCGATCTTATTGATTATAGGCAAATGTCTCAACATGGCTATTGTACTTTAACCAATTTACAAAGTGGGATTATCAATAGTAATCAAGTACTCGACTACATAGAAAAATACATTATAGAAAACAACTTAGATGTACAAGCGATTTGTTATGATCCTCATGCCATTCACGGTTTCATTGCAGAAATCGAAAAACGAAACTGGCGTTATGAATTAATTGAAATTCGTCAGGGTGCTATGACGTTATCTAATCCAGTCATCGATTTTAGATTGAAGGTGATTGACGGCAAAGTGAAACATCATAAGAACCCGCTACTCGATACAGCCGTTAAGAACGCGATATCTAAAAATGTTAATGATTCGGTCATGATAGAGAAAAAACTCAATCGTGAAAAGATTGACCCACTTATGAGTACAATATTTGCCTATGTTATTGCGAGTGAGTATGAGTGGGACAAGAAACGAGCATTACCATTATTTATATAAGGAGGTGCGAGATATGGAATTAATAAAAAACATCGTAGTCATGTTATTGACCTTAATCGGTATTGTATTTATCAGCTACGGTTGTTATTTAGCATGGGAGCCGTTAGGTTTTATCATTTGTGGACTATTATTCACTGGCTTTGCATTAACCATTGACCAGCCTTTCCAGAGAGGGGGTGGAACTAGTTAATGGGTGTATTTAATTTTAATGGTTTCAAACGAGACAATAATGTTTCTGTAGATAAAAACTTAGTTAAAATGCTAGAAGAATCTAGCGGGCTAGGTGGTTTGACTTGGTCGGGTATTACTTCACTAAAGAATAGCGATGTTTTTACCGCAATTGATATTATTTCCAAAGATATCGCCAGTACAAGCATTCGTTTTAATGATGCAGATAATTATTTAGACGAAGATAAGAAAATACTTAAATTGCTTAATAAACGTCCGAACCCTTATTTAGATTCTTGGCATTTCAAATATATTATTGTTGCTAACATGTTATTGAATGGTAACTCATATGTTGAAATTGTACGAGATGATAAGGGGAATCCGATAGAGCTTTACCACATGCAAAACAAAGCAGTATCTATTCAGCAAGTGGACGACAAAATAAAATATGACTATATAGATGAAGTTGACGGACATGTTCGATTTGACACTGATGACGTTTTACATTTTAGAATGTTTTCATTAGATGGCTTTACCGGATATAGTCCGTTATTTGCGTTAGCCAACGAAATCGGTATTTCTATGGGTAGTAAGAAGTTTCTAGATGACTTCTTTAAAAATGGTGGTACATCAACGGCAATCCTCAAATATAAAGATGGTTCTTATTCTGATGAAGAATTGGCATTAATAAAACAGAATTTCGAAAAGAGCCAACTAAAAAATAATAATGGATTAGTCATGTTGGATGACACTATGACTTTCGACAGGTTACAAGTACCCACAGAAGTATTGAACTTCTTAAATAGTTACAAATTTAGTACGCAACAGGTCGCTAAAGCTTTCGGATTACCCGTTTCTAAATTAGGTATTGAAACGGTTAATACATCACTTAAAGATTCTGGTATTGAGTATTACAGAAACACACTATATCCGATATTCTCAATGATGAATGCAGAGATAGAGGAAAAGATGTTTTCTCAAGCGCCGTATGAAATCACATTAGATTATGATGTTTCGCGTTTAATTGATAGTGATCCACAAATTAAATTAGAACGTGTAACGCAATTATTTACTAAGAAAGTAATTACTTTAAACGAAGCTCGAGCACAATTTGGATTTGATCCTGTGGAAGATGGAGATAAACCAATGGCCGACTTGAACACTATCTTCTTAGAAGACCTATCAGCTTATCAAGATAGTAAAGTTAAGAAGAATATTGATTCACTCAATAAAGGGGGTGAACCAAGTGGCGAATAGTCAAGTTGAAACTGGACAACAAGAAATGGTTGTCGAAGGTTACGCAATTATCTTTGATACATTAAGCGACGACTTAGGAGGGTTTAAAGAAATTATAAGCCCGAATGCACTAAGTGAAGTAGATATTTCGGACGTTAAATGTTTAATCAATCATGACTTCAACCAAGTTATAGGACGAACACAAGCGAGTACGCTTGAATTATCTGTGGATAATAAAGGGTTGTACTTCAAATGTTATTTACCAAATACATCTTATGCTAGAGATATTTATGAGAATATTACAGCAGGGAATGTAAATCAGTGCAGTTTTTATTATACACTTCCTAACGACGATAGCTCTGCACGAACATGGTCGAAGATGAACGGTGAATATGTTCAGACAATTAACCGAATTGAAGATTTGATTGAAGTAAGTATTGTAACGATACCAGCATATCAAGACACTTCTGTTGCAGTAGGTCAAAGAGCAAAAGGACTTGATAAGTTCAAAGATTTAGAAAAAACAAGCATAGAAATCGAATTGGAACGCTTACGTATTGATACGTAGGCTATTTTTTATGCCAAAAAAAATAAAAAGGAGTGAATCAAATGGCAACATTAGATGAGCAAGCGAAGTCAATTAACGACTTAATTGATCAAGCGCAAAAAGCAGTAAATGACGGCGACGTTGAAACTGCACGTAAATTGAAAGAAGAAATTCAACAAGCGAAAGACGTTTACAACGAGCAAAAAGAAATTGTTGATTCTGTTAATGCAGAAGAAAAAGTTTCTAACGGTTCTGATGCACCAAAAGAAAAAACTGAAACAGAAGTCAAAAACGACAAGCCGGAAGCTGAACCTGAAAAGGATAAAGCGCCAGTTAAAGAAGAACCACCAGAAGAAAAAGAAGAACAAACTGTGGAAGAAGATGCGCCGGTTGAAGAAGAAAAACCAAACGAAGAAGAAATCGAAGATAAAAAGAAATTAGGAGGCAAACGCTCTATGACAAGACAAATTTTAGGCGACAAACTTTCAGATGAAGTGAAAGGTTTCGTCGATTACATTAAAACGAAAGGTGCTAAACGTGACAATGTGAAGTCAGTTGATGCACAACCAATCATTCCGGAAGATATCAAGTATCAACCAGAAGAATTACCAGAAACATTTGTAGACTTGAAGAAATTCGTTAACGTGCAAGCAGTAACTACTGCAGCAGGTTCACACCCAATCTTAAACCCTGCTCAAGAAACAATGATCAGTGTGGAAGAACTAGAGAAAAACCCGGAATTAGCTAAACCAAAATTCACAGATGTTGATTACAAAGTAAAAACATACCGTGGACAAATTCCAGTATCTCAAGAATCTTTAGATGATTCTGAAGCTAATCTTGCGCAAATCGTTGCACAAAATAATGCACGTCAAGCAGTGAATACAACTAACAAAGCAATTGCAGACGTTATGAAGTCATTCACAGCAGTTAATACTGCAAACTTAGATGATATTAAACAAATCATTAATGTTGAAATTGACCCAGCTTACAATCTTTCATTAGTTGTATCTCAATCTTTCTATCAAGCGTTAGACACATTGAAAGATAAAAATGGTCAATACTTATTGAAACAAGACATCACTAGTCCATCAGGAACAGTATTGTTTGGTCGTCCAGTATTTATCATTAAAGATGAATTACTTGGTAATAAAGGCGATAAAAATGCGTTTATTGGCGATTTGAAATATGCAGTATTCTTTGCAGATAGAAAACAAGCGTCTGTTAAATGGGTAGACAACGAAATTTATGGTCAAATTTTAGCAGCATTCATGCGTTTCGATGTTAAAAAAGGTGTTGATGAAGCAGGACGTTTCTTAACTTACACAGGTACTGCAGGCGACTTAGGCACAGGTTCAGAGCCAACTGCATAATAGGAGGTTTATAAATGGCTAAATTCAAAGTATTAAAACCATACAAAGATTTAGAGTTAGATAAACAATTAAAAAAGAATGAAGAAGTTGAAATGACTGTCAAACGTTCAGAAGAAGTTGAAAAGACTTTATCTGATAATGGTTTTGATGGTCCTTTTTTAGAGCGAATTCAAGAAAAGAAAAAGTAGGTGATTAAATGCTTACTTTAGATTTAGAAGATGTGAAAACGAGAATTCGAGTTGACCATGATTTTGATGATGATGAAATTGAAGGGTTAATACAAGCGTCAGAACAACAAATACAAGGTGCAGTGAGTGGTTACGGACAAGCCGACCAATTTTATAAAGATAATAACTTGTATCGTTTAGCAGTAATTAACCAAGTCGGACATCATTATGAAAACAGATCAACAACGAGCCAATTTCAAAGGCACAATGTTTCACAGTCCTCTTTAGCTCTAGTTCAAACGTTAAGGGGGGCTTATGCTAGATGGAAATCGGACGCCTCAAACACAGAATAAAAATATTTAATCGTACAACAGAAATTAATGATGAAGGAACATACCAAACAATTACACAGTTAGTTGCTGCACCTTTTTGCGAAGTATCCAAAACTACTATAAAAGAATTTAAAGAAATGGGATTAGATGCAAGAAGTGACACAATCAACTTTATCATTCGTTATCATCAACGTGTGGATATTGATTCAGGTATGTTAGTTGAATTTAAAGGTAAGGAATACGAAATTAAATACATCGAAAGCGATTTTCAAGATATGGAACGTCTTATGTTGAAGTGTGAGGTGGTTAATTAATGAGTAAACAACGTTATGATTCTGATAATGATATATCAGATAAATTAAGAAAACTGATGATTAATAGTGAAAAACAAGCGAAACAGGCAGTAACAAAAGCTGCAAAAGTCTATGAAAGTAATATTGCTAGTAACACACCAGTTCATTCAAAACAAACGCACTCAACACATGCTATTGAAGTGTTGAAGATATCTAATTTTCAACGCGATAGTTTAAATCCTACAAAAGAAGTTGGTTTCGATAAAGGTCGTAAACGAACTGATTCTGGTTGGTATATCCACTTTCCAGATATAGGAACTACAATCAATGGTACTGTGGGGCAGCCACCACAACACTTTATGAGACGTTCACAAGAAATGAGTAAAGCGCCAATCTACGCTATTTATAAAGAAGCAGTTAGGAAGATGATGGACGTTGACTAAACACCCTATTGTAAGAATATATACGCTACTGAAAAATGACTCAGAGTTGGCGCAACACTTACCGAATAAAATATTTACTTTTGATATTCCTGAAAATTACCAAAAAACACAATACACACCTTTCATCAGAATTACAGAAATACTTATGACCAATACTTTATATAAAGATGGCGATAGCTCACACTATCGCTTTTTGTTTGCAGTAGAAACTTTCGGCACTGATATAAATACTGTTTATTCAATAAGCGAACGTGTTAACGAAGTCATCAAAAGTGAGAATGGTCGTTGTTATAACCGAAGTTTATCGAAAGATGATGAACTTCAATTATTTAATCAAATGCTTGAATTTGAAATTATATTACCAATAAAGGAGCAATAAAATATGGATAAAAAAGTAGCAATTACATGTGAAGGTTTTAAAGCACGTAGACAAGATGGAAATGGTTTTAAACAAGGTGAATTAACAGACATTCCAGGTTTACAAGAAATTGAATTAGAATTGGAACAAGGTAACGAACCAGTATACGCT